GTATAGGTGTACTTGTTATTGTTTCTATACAGTTTGTTTATCTGGTTGGCACAGAACAATCTTTCAATGATTGGCTTGATGATGACTGAACTGCTGCCATCGTGGCTGGTTCTAGCCAGGATAAATGCAGCGTGTGGGTCATTGGCTACGTTAACTTCTGTTGGTAACTGAAGTAACATCCATACCTTTGCTCCACCATCATACTCACCTGCTGCTGCATAACGTGCTTCGCCTGAATCAATCAGGGAATCTAACGCACTAAACAACTCACCGTTTTGAAATACTTGGTAGCGATTACCAACTACTCCTATGTTGGTGACTTCACCGAAAGGTGTTGTCTTGATGACTGCTTGTTTCTTTCTTACTGGTACTGATAGTGGCTGTCCTGCTCCAGGTATGCTGTAGTCGGCTGTCATTGGGTGCAATGATACTGACCAGTCAAGACCTGCTTGTCTGGCTACATCTTGTGCTGATGTGGCTGTTACTGCTGTGCCTGACTTGACCCAGTTGGATAGGTTTTTAGTTGGCACACTAGTTGTTACTGTCATTAGTCTCCCTTTCATAGATTGTATCTATTACTTTGTGATGTAATTGTTCTGACATACTACGAAATAACTTTGGTTCCCATTGAGCATCAAATACTCTCTTGAGTAATTTTGCCAAAGCATAATCTGGATTGATGCTTATAACTTCATCAAGCATAATCTTGGCTGTATCTACTTCTGATAACTGATACAGATAACTACAAAATATTGTGGCTAAAGGAACTGCTTGTTCTTTAGTTACAACTTCGCTTAGTAGTTGTACATATTCACCAACAAAATCTATATCTTTTTCTAATTGTACACCCATTAGAAAGTCTCTGATTTGTAGATTCTCATTGGCTGCTACTGTTACTTGGGCAATGTGTAATGCTGATGGAATTACACCATCTGCTATACCATCAATTGCTTTGCGGATATCTTCTACAATTTGTATGTTGGTATCCGTATCATTTATTTCATATGTTCCTAATTGTTGTAGCATTTCTTCTTGTACTTCTCTGCGAAGTACATCATAGTCTAGGTCTAACACGTTAGTCTCCTTATAGGTATTGGGCTATTGAATTGTAGGTAGATGTAGATACTACCTCATCGTCAGTAAGTTTAAGAATACGAAGTGCATTCTCAATCTCATCAACTGTATCTTTATATGTATGTGCATTCATAACTTCGTGTGCACGCTCAGGTTCTTTTGGAAAATCTTTACCACTAATAGACAAATCAAAATCAACATTCATAGTTGAGTTCCAAGAACGATAATTAGTGCGTAGATTTTCAGCCTTTGCTATATTATCCATAGCATACTTAACAAGTTCTTTTTGCCAGGCTAAATATGCTTTGTTGTACTTGGCTTCCAGTTCATCTTGAGCCTTGTATTCAAGTTTGATTACTGCAAGCCTGCTTTCTAATGCTTTGATAACCCTTGTTGTGGGTATCTTGACATTGATTGTTCTGTTGTTTCCTCTTGCCATTGTTAGTCTCCTTTTCTTTATTGTTAGTACCAGTTGTGCTTACGCCAATGAGCCCAAGCAACTGATGGTTTGTCGTAACGGTGTTTGATATACGCCAAGCCACGAGCAATCTGCTCGGGCGCAGGCGTTCCTGGTTTCATCTTTAATAACTGTGGTATCCCATATGCTGATGACTCTGGGTTGGCTGCTGTGTGGTCCCACGCAGATTCTTTACCCCAAAGTTTTAATAGTGCTCTGTATTCAGACCTGTCCCAGTCTTCATACTGTGCTGAGATTAGAGCCTTCGCATAGTATTTGCTTAATGATTTGGTCCACTTCGTTTCTTTGCGAACCTTGTTGGTCTCCTTGTTGCTCTCTTCTTTGGCGTGTATTCCCCAAGAAAGACTTGGAAATATCACTGATGGCACTGTTAATAGCCAACTCAATAATATGGCATACAATTTTTTCATTTAACAATTCCTTTGTATAGGAAATATCCAATTGCAATGAGGTAGAACCAGGAGATGAGCGGTGAGATGTGTGGAAGTTGAGTGATTCCATCTATCATTTTACCCTGACTATCTCTTTACTGTGGCATATACCTGTATCAAACTCAAGGATTTCCCAGTCAGATACATCTTCAACTGCTTCATAGTCAGCATTATCTATGTTCCAGTTTGGGGCTGTCTTCCTAACCTTAGCCATTATCCACATTGTGTGCTGGTATACAGGTACATCTTCTACTAATGTGTCACTCATACTTTGCATTGTCTGTCTCCTTGTCTAGGTCATCGGCTACATATACTCTGCCTGTGGCTAAGAGTTCATCATATACATCAAGCAGGTCAAGCATTGCTAAGGCGAAAGCCTCTTTGATTTTCATTAGTTCTTCTCTTGTTCTCATTCACTTGCTCCTATCTTAGCGAAGGCACAGGTTTGGCATAGATAGTAGTCCCAATCGTTGCGGTCATTTTCTGGGACTACCAGAAGAACTTCGCATTTTTGGCACTGGGTTTTGAAGTAAGTCTTATCAGTCTGCTGTGTCACTGTAGTCTCCTATGTGTTCGTTGACTCGTTCTTCTCCCCACATTTTTTGCCAGCATTCGGGGTGAACACCACTAATTATCTGCTCTCTGTATGGTGCTGTCAAGGATTGAAATGCCCTGCCTACGTATTCGCCACGTAGATAGGTGAATAATTCTGATTCCTCTACCATCAAAGAACCTACCTTGAAGCAGACTGGGCAGCGCTTGGTCATATACATTGTCTTCTTCATCGGTGTGTTTTCTCTATTTTTAACAGCCTAACTACATCTCTGTAGTGGCGCTCCCAGTTATATGCTGACTTAATTAGTAACACAATTGTTATCATCTGTGCGACTAGTGCTATACAGATGGCTATCATAGTTCCTACATCTAGATACATATTCTGAACCTTGTTCCTTTCCTGCGGATTACCGCTGGGGCTGACGAAAAAAAATAAAGTGGGGTAGCCGAGCCAACGCCCGACTACCCCTGATAAGAGTTACTTGACTAACTCAAGAGCGGTAACGATTTGGTTGTCGTACCACTTGGTTTGACCAGCATTCTCACGAACTGTAGTTGTGAGGTAACCTGATAGGTTAACTGCGAACTCGGCATTGTCTGCTATAAGCGGACGTAACTGAGCGATGATGCTTGGGTCTTGAATCGTAACCTGACGGCTAGCGATGAAGCGTGAGCGGATAGAACCATCTGGTAGGTATTCTACCTGACGGGATTGGACGATACCTTTGACTACATTGCCATAGTCTCTGATTGACTTAAGCAATGCGTTGTTGAAGGTAAATGAGTTAACTGTGTTCACTTTCGGTCTCCTTTGTTGGGGGCGTATCCCCCGTCACCTTGACGGGGGTAGCCCTTGGTTAGATTTAGTTACAATTAGGACAGTGTGTAGCCTTGTTATATACAAGATGGCAAGTCTCGCATATAGTTTCATTGGCTGTAACAGTGAGACTTGTCTCAATGTCATACAGCCTGTCAGCGATACTGCTGACTGCTTCTGTGAACTCATATCGTTCCCAGATAAGAGTTCCGTCTGGTAGTACGGCTGGTTTAGGCAATCTAGTGATTGCGCCAACCCAGTCGTGACCACTCACTTCTGGAGTGGTCTGGGACCAAACGAACTTGTATTGAAGATTGCCGTCATCAACAATTTGATGGGCAATATCAATATCACGACTGTCCTTCAATTCAAGGCAGTCGGGACATAGTTCGGTTAGGGCTTGGCATTGATAGCACATATTTGTGATTGAGATGCCATTGCTTTCAGTATTCATAACTTCCTTCCTGTTGCCAGCCACCCTGGCTGGAACAGCCCTTAGCAGGACCGCCCTGTCACTCTTGCCCTGTCTCGCCGAGGCGAGACGTCTAGGGCGACAATCGCGTTAAGCGATTTGACAGGAAGCGGTACGCTAAGAAGGAGCACGGTCGGACAGCCAGCCACAGCGCTTGCGCGGGCTGGCACCGACAACGTTGAAGTCAGCAACAAAGGCTCGGCGTTCAGTGGAACGCCTGCTAGGTCTGACACAGCGTGGCTTCAGACACGCTAGGCAGACAGCCTTATGCTGAACGGTGCGTCCAGCATTAGTGACGGTCAGCCACTGATGCTTTGGCTTTTAGTTTTTGTTTTTATAAGCCCGAGCCCCAGTATCTGTATTATTATGGGCGAGGGAGACTGTCTCCTGTTACACGCATCGCTGTACAGGACAGACGACAGTCTAAATTAACAGGAAGGGGTCTTTATGACCCCAGACTGTTTAATTTTGGTAGTCTGTATTGTAGGTAACTACAACAAAGATTTTCCCGTACAAAGCCTATGCCCCTATTTCTGTCCTATTATGTCCTAGTTTGGTATAGTTCTAAATATAACTTATATAACAATTTAATAACAAACCGTTCGGTTTGGCTGTTTGAACGGATTAATACTATATAGGGGCACAAAGTGCCCACAGACAGTAGCAAAGTCTTTCGGACTTTGCGTACAGACTGTAATTACTATCTGTTACTAACTGTCTATATAGTTTTAAGATGGGACAGGTCTGTGACTTTTCAGAAGGGTACTAAGAACCCTAGAACCGAAGCGATGGCGGGAGCAAAGGCTAAAGTAATAGCCCTTGTCTCTGAGGGTTGGGCACCCCACAAAGCGATGGCTGAGGTGGGTAAGCAACCCGACACCATCCGAATCTGGTGTATGAGGGATTCTAAGTTTGCTTCTGACCTAGCCCAAGCCAAAGAAGATTCTAAAGAACGGTCATTGACCGCTTTGGGTATATCCAGGGATGAGATTAAGTTTCCTGAGTTTTCAGAAATGTTTTTGGACCAAAAAGTTTTTCCACATCATCAAGATTGGATTGACTTGCTAGAGGGGCAGGAGCCATCTTGGCTTCATAACAATATGATTTATGAGAAGGGCGACCCAAATCGCCTTCTTGTGAACGTGCCACCTGAGCACGCTAAGTCCACCGTGATTACGGTGAACTACTCTACATATCGCATTGCGCTAAATCCTAATGTCAGAATCATCGTAGTTTCTAAGACGTTGGTCAAAGCACGGGAATTCGTGTACGCAATCAAACAAAGGTTAAGCCACCCACGCTGGTTGAAGTTGCAAACAACTTTTGGACCAGAGGGGGGATGGAAGGAAGATTCCGATACCTGGCGTGTTGATACCGTCTATTTAGGTAGCGATGCTCGTAATTCATCCGAGAAAGACCCGACTATTCAGGCACTCGGTATGGGCGGTCAAATTTACGGTGCCCGTGCCGACCTAATTATTTTGGACGACTGTATTACAACTGCTAATGCTCACGAGTACGAGAAGCAGATTAACTGGTTACAAAAAGAAGTAATTACCCGTTTGGGTAAAAATGGTAAGTTGTTAGTGGTAGGGACAAGAATTGCGCCGACTGATTTCTATAAAGAACTCCGTGACCCGAAGCATTGGTCTGGGGGTAGGTCACCTTTTACTTATATGGGTATGCCTGCTGTATTACAGTATGCGGAAAAAACAAAAGATTGGGTTACGCTTTGGCCGAAGTCGGACTCTCCGTGGGATGGCGATGATGAGACACCTGACGAAGAAGGACTCTACTCTAAGTGGGACGGACCAACACTAGCACGGCGCCGAGGCGAAGTAACTCCCTCTACTTGGGCGCTGGTCTATCAGCAGGAAGATGTAACAGAAGATTCCATTTTTCCCGCTGAACTTGTTCAGGGTTCTATTAATGGGATGAGAAAGCGTGGTCCTTTGAGACCAGGCTCTGCTGGACATCCAAGTCAAGTAGAAGGATATACTGTTGTAGGATTTGACCCTGCAATGGGTGCAGGTCGTGCAGCGTTTGTGGCTACAACATATAACCGACACGATGGAAAAATTTATGTGTTGGACTGTATGGATATGGCAGAACCTACACCACAAAAGATTAGGCAAGCAATTGAGGATTTTGTTCAAAGGTATAAACCGCAAGAACTCAGAGTTGAAATCAACGCACACCAAAAAGCCTACGCCCTTGACACAGACTTACAACAATGGCTGGCAACTCACGGCGTTCGCCTCAATGCTCACTTCACTGGAAAAAACAAATGGGACACAAGTTTTGGTGTCGCTTCTATGTCCACATTGTTTGGAAGTAGCGCCAATGGTAAACACCAAAAGAACAACCTTATTGAGTTACCAAGCACTGAAGGTTCTGAAGGACTTAAGGCTTTAGTACAACAACTATTAACTTGGAAACCACAGACCAGAGGCAAGACTGACTGCGTTATGGCACTTTGGTTTGCTGTAATTAGATGCCGTGAATTTATGCAACAAAACTCCTACGTTCAAAAGTACGCTCATAATAGATGGGCTACTAGGGCTCAGGCGTCAAAAAGACATTCAATAAATTTAGATGATGCGATTGCAGAGCAATGGCAACAAACCTATGGTTAGGAAGTAAATGCTCTCTATAGAACAAATCTCAGCCCGCGTAGAAAATCTACGTGAACGTGCTAGTGAACGAGACTCACGTCAACAAGATGTACTTGCTGTTCGTAAAGGACAGATTGCAACTGTATATCCAGACTTTTTTCCAGAAGGTATAGATGCTAACGTAGTTGCGAACTTTATTGACATTGTTGCCCGTGACCTATCAGAGGTAATGGCACCATTGCCATCAGTAAACTGTTCTGCAGCAAATCAGGCTAATGACCGTGCCCGTAAGTTTGCTGACACACGTACTCGTATTGCAACAAATTATTTTGCTAATTCAGATTTACAAGTTCAGATGTATACAGGTGCAGACCTATACATCACATTTGGTTTCGTCCCTTTCATTATTGAATTAGACGAAGAAGCAGGGCTACCACGCATCAGAATAGAAAACCCAGTGGGCGCTTACCCAGAGTTTGACCGCTATGGGCGTTGTATTGCCTTCGCTAAACGCTACTATATGGCAGCAGGAGAACTAGCATCACAGTTCCCTGAGTATGCAAATATCTTACTTGGTAAGCAATTATACAAGTCAGATATGAATTACCAGTTAGAAGTTATTCGTTACTATGACGACCAACAATCTATACTGTATGTACCAGAACGCAATAACCTAGTTTTATCAAAGGCTAAAAATCCTATTAATAAAATGATGGTTGTAGTAGCACGTCGTCCATCCGTGGATGGCGAAATGCGTGGACAATTTGATGATGTATTAGGTATCCAACTGCTTCGTAATAGGTTCGCATTACTAGCGATGGAAGCAGCAGAGAAATCTGTACAAGCACCAATTGTTTTACCTGCCGATGTTAATGAACTTGAAATGGGTGGCGATGCGGTTATCCGTACTGCTAACCCTGCTGGTGTACGCCGTGTTGATTTAAATATTCCACCTGGAGCATTTACCGAACAGGCATTACTACAGCAAGAGTTACGTACTGGAACACGTTATCCAGAGGGACGTACTGGAAATATTGATGCAAGTATCATTACGGGACAAGGCGTGCAAGCGCTTATGGGTGGCTTTGATACTCAAGTTAAATCTGCTCAAGCAATCTTTGCATCAGCATTAAGAGATGTTATCTCTGTTTGTTTTGAAGTAGATGAGAATTTCTTTAACTACGAAAAAACTATTCGTGGTGTAGATGCTGGTAGTCCATATCAGATTACATATCTACCAAGTAAAGACATTAAAAAAGATTATTCTGCAGATGTCAGATATGGTATGTTGGCTGGTCTTAATCCAGCACAAGGTTTAATTTTTATGTTGCAAGCCCTAGGCGGTGGATTAATTTCAACAGACCTTGCTATGCGTGAATTACCATTTGGTATTAACGTAACTCAAGAGCAAGAAAAAATTGAGATTGAGCAAATGCGTAAATCATTAGTTCAATCTTTACAAGCATACACTCAAGCAATTCCACAAATGGCAGTACAAGGTGCTGACCCATCTGCTGTAATTAAGAAAGTTGCTGACGTTATTAAAGCACGTCAAAAAGGTGTAAGCATTGAAGATGCTGTTGAAGAAGTATTTACTCCTGAAGAATTACCTCCTACTGAGGCTGCCCCTTCTATGGTTGAGCAAACGTCCCCTGCTCCCGCTGGTGCTTCAGTAGGAGGCTCTCCTGCTGGTGGACCACCACCATCACTACAAACTTTACTTGCTAGTTTAAATGCTAGCGGAGAAGGAACGGCTAGCGCACGAACTGCAGTACGTAGATAACTTGCGAGGGGATAATGACAGCAATAGTAGGTATCCAAGGTAAAGGCTGGGCTGTATTAGGTGCAGATACTGTAACCTCATATCAAGACAGACCATATGTAGCCAAAGGTTGCGAAAAAATAGTTAAGGTTGGTGAATATTTAATTGCAGTTGCAGGTGATGCAATTGTAGGAGATATTCTTAATAACTTATGGCAACCACCTAAAGTAATTAAAACGCAAGACCCAGATAGATTTATGATGATTAGAGTATTACCATCTATGAAACAAACAATAATAGATGGTGGATACGACCCAACACCTAAAACAAAGAATGATGATGATTCTGGTTGGGATGCACTAGTTTGTTTTAATGGAAAAATATATCAAGTTAGTGATGACTATGGATATATGAAAGATGATAAAGGTTTATACGCAATAGGTTCTGGTGGAACCTTAGCACTTGGTGCATTAGCAGCACTAGAGTCTGAAACTAAAACTCACGCTAAAGCATCAGGGGCTGCAAAGAAAGCAATTAATATTGCTATTCAATACAACATATGGTGTGGCGGTACTGCAACTGTTAAAACTCAATTTACTAAGTAGGAGATAAAATGGCAGAGTTAATTAGAGAAGAAGTATCTGGTATTGGACCAATGTCTAAAAGAACAGATTTAAATGTTTCAAATCAACCTGCTAAATATATTTCTGGACTTCCTTATGGACAAGGCGAAGCCACCTACGACCAACAAACTGCAGCACCTATGGCTGGAACTACTACAATGCCAGAGGCTAAATTGCCACCAATTGTTGCTTTAGATGAGCCAACACAATTTCCTAAACAACCAATATCTTATGGTTCTAGT